GGTACACTAGATACCTACTCCATAACTTTCCCATACCTCAGTAACTCACACGTTACTGTGCAGGTTGGCGGCGTGACCCAGACCGAAGCCACTCACTACAACATCACCACAGGTAACGTAGTGTTTACTTCTGGGAACATCCCGGCTAACTCAGCAGCTATCCGTATCAAGCGGGTAACTGAGCGGGTTACTCCTCTGGTTGACTTCAAGGACGGCTCTACGCTGCTAGAGGCTGACCTGGATACCGCCAATCTACAGTCATTCTACATCGCTCAGGAAACTGATGAGTCAGCCTTCCAAGCTGATAGCGATGGTAACTACGATGCCTCCAACAACAAACTGGTAAACGTAGGAACGCCTACAGCCAGCACTGACGGAGCCACCAAGGGGTATGTAGATACTCAGGTTGCCTCCAAAGACGCATTGAGTGAACTCTCAGGAGACCTCGATGACATCGCAGCGGGAACCACGAACAAGCACTTTACGGCTACTGACGAGACTAAGCTGGACGGCATCGAGACCGGGGCTGATGTAACTGATGCAACCAATGTGGAAGCGGCTGGAGCCTTAATGGACTCTGAGCTTACTGACTTAGCTGGTGTTAAAGGGGTCACAATCTCAACCCTCCAGCCTAAGCCGTCAGAAGGAGCTTTTGAAGATGGGGATAAGACCAAGCTAGATGGGATTGCTTCTGGGGCTGAGGTCAATGTCCAGAGTGATTGGGATGCCAGCTCTGGGGATGCTCAGATTCTTAATAAGCCAACTATCCCAACTAACCTGGCTGACCTTAGTGATGTCTCCAGCTCTGCTCCTTCCGATGGTCAGGTGCTTAAATGGAGTGCCTCAGGATCAACTTGGGAAGCAGGAAATGACCTTACAGGGAGTGGAGGTGGTGGAGGTGGTGGAGGTGGTGGAGGTGCTACAACCTTTGTTGGACTGAGTGACACTCCTAGCAGCTTTACTGCTGGCAAATGGCTAAAGGTTAACTCAGCAGGTAACGCCCTAGAGGAAGTGGATGCTCCTACTTCTGGTATTTCCGATGTAGTAGACGATACAACGCCTCAGCTCGGAGGGCCGTTGGACACCAATGGGCAGGACATTGTAAGTGCGTCTAGTGCTGACATTGAGATAGCCCCAGACGGCACAGGGAAAACTGTATTTAAGGGGAATACCAACGCTGGAACAATCACGCTTAACTGCGAAAACAACAGCCACGGTGTTTCGGTGGCGTCTCCTGCTCACGCTGACTACAGCGGAAGTTGGACGCTTACCTTGCCAACCTCTGCGGGCACAAACGGCCAAGTCTTGTCTACTAACGGAAGCGGAGTAGCAAGCTGGTCTACCCTGACTACCTACGCAGCTACAGGAAATAACTCTGACATTACTCAGTTATCTGGGCTAACTACTGCGATTGCTCTTTCCCAAGGGGGAACAGGAGCCACAGACGCATCCGCAGCCCGCACCAATCTTGGGCTAGGCGCAGCAGCAGAGAAGGACTTCGACACTGCTGGAGGTGTTCAAGCCTACGATGCGGACACCAGCAAAACCGATGTAGCAACCGAATGGACTGCCGCCCAGAACTTCAACAGCACCCAATTAACTTTCGATGCTACGCAGGATTGGGATTTATCTACTAATCAAGTCTGCGAGTTGACTCTCACAAATAACACCACCTTTGACGCACCTACCAACATTCAGGACGGTGGGTTTTACTCAATAACGCTTATTCAGGACAGCACAGGCAGTCGTACCGCAGCTTGGGATGCAGTGTTTAAATGGGCTGGGGGAACGGCTCCCACGCTGACTACAACTGCCAGTGCGAAAGACATTCTCGTATTCCGAGGAGACGGCACAAACCTACTCGAAGTGGGTCGCCAACTGAACGTGAGTTAATCGAATGGGAGCTAACCTAATATTACCAGCAGGAAGCGCGGCGGCTGACTCAACCCCAGCCGACCCTGTGACACGTTCGCTGCGGTTTGACGGAAGTGCGCACCTCTCACGATCAACTGGAAGCACCAGCACAACTTGGACGCTGGCATTTTGGGTCAAGCGAGCAACCATCTCTGGCCCATCTCAAGCGCAATACCTCGCAACGTGGGGCATCTCTGGATCGGCTGGTGAAGGATTAAGTTTTCGCGGAACAACCGATTCCAGCAACACTGATAAGCTAGGCTTTTGGAACGGATCATCCACCACATACTCAACAGGAGTTTACCGCGATCCAGCAGCGTGGGCGCATATTTGCATCAGCGTAAATTCCGGCACTGCAACAGTTTACTATAATGGTGAATCTATTTTATCTGGCATAACGGGGGTTCAAGCGTGGGGAAGCATGAGGCTCGGCGCGTGGCTCAACCAGAACGAGCTTGAGGGATACATTGCTGATGTGTACGGGGTCGAGGGGAGTGCACTAGACCACACATCCTTTACTGAATCGAATGACTATGGGGGGTTAAAACCTGCAAGCTACAGTGGTGCGTTGGGGACAAACGGCTTTCACCTGCTTTTTGAAAACACATCTGCAATCGGGGAGGACGATGCGGGGTCTAATGATTTTACTGCGAGCGGTTTGGCATCGGCGGACATTCGCGAGGACAATCCATTTAAGAACCACGCAACGTGGAACCCTCTGATCAAGCGGTCAAGCACCTCTAATATTTTCACATACAGCGAGGGCAACACAGTAGCCACATACACTGGAGGCGTGGCCCACACATCCACAACCATCGCGTCCAGCGGCGTTCATTATGCGGAGTTTGCGTTTAGCGGCGGCACATCGGGAATCTCTGGTGCGGGAGTGGTTCGGGCGAGATGGAATGGTGGTAATGCTGATTCCTACGCCACGAATTATGGCGGGTGCTATTACGGATCAAGCGGCAATGTTGATTCGCCGTCCGGTAGCACATCAGTTTCGGCAGTTGGCAGCGACCGCTTGGGCATCGCGTTTGACGGAGCAAATAACAAAGCTGATTTTTACTCTGTTACTTCCGGCGGAACGATGACCCTGCTGAAAAGTCTAACGTCATCTGACAGCATTGATTTTGATGGTAGTGCAACATTTACAGCAACCTCACACGACACAGGTGCGACATCAATTACTGGATATTTTGAAGCTGGTGAATGGTGGGGGACTGCCCCGAGTGTTGGCAGCACAACAGCTACCTCTCTGAACACCAGCAATCTCGATGACCCATCCGTAGCGGCGGCAGAGAATTTCGCGGCAAAAGCGTACACAGGTGCTGGCGGCAGTGAGGAAATAAACCTCGGCTTCACTCCAGACCTTACTTGGATCAAGCGTCGAGAAGATTCTGGCTATTGGCACGGCTGGTATGATTCAGTTCGTGGTCTTTCCGCCGGAGCGTTGGCTTCCAACAGCACGAACACCGAAGACAGCACCCAGCGCGTAGCGTCATTTGATAGCGACACTGGAAGTGAGGGCTTCACTCTTTCTTCATCGCATTACTCATACACCAACACTTCGGGCAAAGATTACATTAGCTGGAACTGGAAAGCCCACCAAGGAGGCTCTACCAGCTACTCCAATACGTTAACGCTCGACGTTCGCGATAACTACGGCTACGGCAGTGGGTGGGGGACTACAAAGTTAGAGGTCTGGGAAGGCTCTACTAAACTTACAGACATAACAAACCCACCTTCGTCCTCCTCTAAAATTTACAACATTAAAACCAACGATCTGGATAAGATTAAAATAGTTTGGTACGTCGATAGTTCGGCTGGTGATTGGTATAATATGTATGCTGTTTTGAAGAATAGCAGTAACACCACGCTGGCCTCTTGGGACGGTAATACTTGGAGCGGAAACTCCTCCGACGCCCCCTCTGATGATGATGATTTTTACCTGCCCAGCAGCTTTGACTCCACAGACGCGGCTACTACTGGTGTCGTTGAAGCTGAAGCGGCTGACGCCGACACAGAAAAATATAATAGTGCAGCCGGATTCACCATAATCAAGTACGCTGGGGCTGGTTCCTCAGACGGCGATACCAAGACCATTAACCACAGCCTCGGTGTTCCACTTGAGTTTGTGATTGCTAAAAACAGAACAAATAACAATGGAAACAATAATGGTTCTTGGATTGTGTGGCACAAGGATTTACCTAGCAGCAAGTTCCTAAAGCTCAACAGCAGCGACACCACCAGAACATCCTATTATGGTGACTTAATCTCTACTGCCGTCAGCGGTGCGCAGCATCAAGTTGTAGTATCGAATGACTACGACAGCAACAGCTACGCTTACCATTGGCTGAACGACGGCGGCTCCGGCACCCCAGAGGACTATATCTTATACGGTTGGGCGACCACGCTCGGTATGTGCAAAGTGGGTTCCTTTGAGGGCAATGGCAGCTCGGACGGCCCGTTCCTAGCGATGGATTTTGCTCCAGCATTTTTCCTTTATACCAACATAGACTCATCGGAACACTGGTACATCACAGACAACAAGCGGCCCAGCTACAACGTCTCGTCTAGGAATGCAATGTTTGCTGGCCTCAGCAACCCAGAATCTACCGAGAGTCGCTACCAAATGGATTTCTTGTCTAATGGGGTGAAGATCAGGGCCACCCACGCAAAGACGAACGCCAACAACAATACGTACCTGTATCTTGCGATGGCTGAGATGCCGTATAAGTACGGGAACGGGAAATAGGATTTAACATCATGCCATACATTACAAAAGAAGGTCGGGTGCTGCCTCAAGACAAAGCCTTTTCTCATAACAACATTTCATTCCCCGCCAACTGGCTTCGTGCGTCATCCGCCGCCGACAAGGAGGCACAAGGCTTCTCATGGGTGGCTCCTGAAGAACCACCAGTTGTCCGTGCGCCACTGGATCGTGAGAAGTCTGACGGCATAGCGCGGGCTAAAGACACTGCGGGTAAGATGTTGGCTGGCAGTGATTGGATGCAAATCGCCAAAATTGAACGTAATCGAGAGGTAGCAGAGGATTGGGCTGAATACCGTGCCGCTGTAATTGCCGAGGCGGATCGTCTGGAAACCCAGTATAGCACTGCCGAAAGTTACGAGGCACTGGACGCGATTGTTCAGAATTGGCCGATCAATCCTGAAGAACAGGCTCAACTCGATAATCAACTAGCAGAAGCCCAAGCGGCTGAAGCAGAACAGGAGAACCTAAACAATGCCTAATAAGAAAAAGAAAAAAGGTAAGAAATACTAAAGCTATGAGACCCGGACTATATGCCAACATCCACAAGAAACGGAAGCGCATCGCTGCTGGTTCTGGTGAAAAGATGAGGAAGCCCGGAACCAAAGGTGCGCCTACTGCATCTGCATTTCGTAAGTCAGCTCTGACTGCCAAAAAGAAAAAATACTAATGGCTAAACAGCGCGATCCCAGACTAAAACGGCTTGGCCTCACCGCCTACAACAAGCCTAAGCGAACTCCTAGTCACCCTAAGAAGTCACACGTTGTTGTGGCTAAGTCAGGAGAAACTGTCAAAACCATCTGGTTTGGTCAGCAAGGAATAAGCGGAGCTGGGAAAAATCCTAAGTCAGCAAAAGACAAAGCTAGGAGGAAATCCTTTAAGGCTCGCCACGCTAAAAACATTGCTAAAGGAAAGCTATCTGCTGCTTACTGGGCAAATAAGGTGAAATGGTAAAACAATGCAAGACGTTACAGATTGGTTTAAGATGTTTGGAGTGAACGGTGGCGTTCTTGGAGTTGTGTCGTTAACTGATCTTGAGCTGATGCTGAAGATTGTCATGCTTATCCTTACCTGCATCTGGACAACCGTAAAGATTTGGAAGTTAATCCAAGAGTAAACTGCTATGGACAAAGAAGAGAACAGAGAGAAGTTGGAAGCCCTCCACGGCTTACTTACAGAGGAGTTCATTGCCCGCATCAAGTCTGGGGAAGCTGAACCCTCCCTCCTCAGTGCAGCTCGTCAATTCCTAAAGGACAACTCAGTTGACGCTGTAGTGACCGAGGACTCTCCCCTCAATCGCCTTACTGGCCTAGTGCTTCCCTTCGAGGATGACCAGCAGGTTCCTAATAAGAAAAACTAATATCATGCGGGTCTACTCAGAGTACGATAAGGCTTACCAGAAGCGGCCTAAAGAGGTCAAAAAGAGGGTAGCCAGGAACGCTGCAAGACGGCTTATGATCCGTAAACACGGTAAAGCAGCACTAAAAGGAAAAGATGTAGACCATAAAAGGTCTCTTAAAGCTGGGGGCGGCAATGGGTACAAGAACCTTCGCATCCGATCCCGTAGTGAAAACAGGGCGGATAAGAAGGGCTAATAGGTGAAAGAAATAGACCCCCGGCTACGGGATTTCAGGAACTTCCTCTACCTGTGTTGGCAGCACCTCAATCTGCCTGAGCCAACCCCTGTCCAATACGACATCGCTGAGTTTGTCCAGAGCGGGCCTAAGCGAGCCATTATCCAAGCCTTTCGTGGGGTAGGTAAGTCCTACATTACCAGTGCCTTCGTTTGCCATCAGCTCCTCCTTGACCCTGACCTAAAGTTCCTTGTGGTCTCTGCCTCCAAGGCTCGGGCTGATGACTTCTCCACCTTTACTCTTAGGTTGATCTCAGAAATCCCCCTGCTTCGTCATCTCCATCCTAGCGATGAGCAAAGGTCATCTAAGATTGCCTTTGATGTGGGCCCAGCCCAAGCCAGCCATAGCCCCAGCGTTAAGTCTGTAGGTATCACCGGAATGCTCACAGGTTCCCGTGCTGACTACATCATTGCTGATGACGTAGAGAGTGCTAACAACTCCATGACCGAGGGGATGAGGACTAAGCTAGCAGAGGTCGTAAAGGAGTTTGATGCGATCCTGAAGCCTGACGGGAGGATTATCTACCTCGGTACTCCACAGACCGAGCAGAGTCTATACGAACGCCTCCTGAACCGTGGCTATGATTGCCGTATATGGCCCGCTCGCCATCTGGAGGAGGAGCAAATGGTCAGCTATGGCAACCGTTTGGCTCCCTTTATCGCCAGCTCTGGAGGGGATCCTGGAACTTCCACAGACCCCCTACGGTTTTCTGATGATGACCTAATGGAGCGAGAAGCCTCCTATGGTCGCTCAGGGTTTGCCCTCCAGTTCATGCTGGATACCAAGCTGGCAGATACCGACAGGTATCCTCTGAAGCTCAGTGACCTCATAGTGACCCCAGTTGACCCCAAGAGAGGCCCAGCGCACCTAGTGTGGGCCAATAGCCCTGACCTACGGTACAACGACCTACACAACGTAGGGATGGATGGGGATGGCTTCTTCAGGCCCATGAGTGTCTCTGAGGACTTCACAGAGTTCCAAGGGGTAGCCATGAGCATTGACCCCTCTGGTAGAGGCAAAGATGAAACAGCCTATGCTGTGGTTAAGTGCCTACACGGGCAGTTGTTCTTAGTGGATGCTGGAGGCTTCCGGGGAGGTTACTCCACAGAAACCCTAGAGTCTCTCGCCCATGTAGCAAAGCTCTACGGGGTGAACTACATCATCGTTGAGTCTAACTTTGGAGATGGGATGTTCAGTAGTCTGTTTAAGCCTGTTCTGGGGAAAATCCATCCCACCACCATCGAGGAGGTCAGGCACAGCAAACAGAAGGAACTACGGATCATTGACACACTGGAACCCGTACTCAACCAGCACAGGCTCATAGTTGACCCTAAGGTTATCCAAAAGGACTACGATAGCTCCATCAACTACGCCACAGCCGTTGGAGGGGAACAGGCAGAGAAATACAGCCTCTTCTACCAGATGTCCCGGCTAACCAGAGATAGAGGCAGTCTCCTCCACGATGACCGCTTGGATGCCCTAAGCATAGTGGTCAATTACTGGACTGAAAGCCTTGCCAGAGATGTCGAAGGAGCTGCCCTAGCCCACAAAGATGCCCTCATTATGAAGGAACTGGAACACTTCATGGAGATAACCACAGGCGGTAGGGTAAAAGAAGCTACTTGGATGGATATTTAGGAATGCCCTTTCCTGAGCCTCTAAGGGGTCTACAAGCCATTTTAATCGCTAACTAGGGTCAACACACTCTAACCAAGACAAAAGGGCTTAGAGAGGCTTCTAGGGCTGTTTGAAGCCAAACCCCCTGTTCAGACGTCTAACAGAGACTATGAATGAACTAGGACTAATCATGGCTCTTGTGGATACAGCTTGTCAGATTGCTACGGCTGTTGGGGTAATTGTGATAGCTTTTCGTGTAAAGGGGTAATTTCTCCGACAAGAAAACTCCCAAAAATAAGAAAACTCCTATGGAAACTCCCGACCTCAAACCCCCTATCGGGGAAACGACAATCTACATTGGAATATCCCTGTTTTTCTTAGGGTTTTTAATTAGTGGGTGTTAATGAATAAAGGGGTGTCCAAAGTCATAGAGGGGGGATAAAGGGGGGTGTCCTATAGGTTAACTATAGAGTAACTCTAAGGTAACTATAGACTAACTAAAGATTACTATAGAAATCTCTTTATTTAATATCTCTAAGATAACAACTAACAAACAAACTCTAGGGTAACTTTATAGTAAACTTTAAGGTAAACATTTAGGTAACTTTAAGATAACTAAAGGATTCTACTAGCTATCTTTAGCCAGGTTGTTAATAATCATGATTATGAATCAATCATTAGATAATCCCCCTAAGTCTTTCAGGGTTAATGGTTGTAATGTCCCTATTTATTGGGTCAGTAGTAGTGATGAATTATCCTCAGTTATCCCAGACAAAGAGCTAGGGGATTGCTCAGGGTATGCAGTGACCTACCCTAAGCTGGCTGTAGTTGTGGATAGGACTTTCCTAGAGACAGACCCCCAGTTAGCCCAAATGACGCTGCTTCACGAGATTTTACACATAGTGAGTGACCTTAATGGGATCGGACTCAGCGAAAAGCAAGTGCTGGGATTAGAAGCAGGTTTGTTTGGGGTGGCTAAGGATAACCCTGAAGTGGCTAAGTTTCTTTTTGGTGACTAAGGATTTTTGTTTGTGTGTTGTTAGTTGTGTCATCGGGGAAATCGCTACCCCACACCTCCCTACAGCTCCCTACCTCGTCCCTCAGTTAGTCGTTGCCTTCTCCCCGGTAACCTAGCTTCGAGGTAGGGAGTTTTCTTAAATTTTTGGCAGAAAAATCTGAATGGGTATATAACGTACACTTTACCCGATTTTCCCCCAGTGGGGTCGCTGCTGCTCGAGGGCCTGGGCTTTATCGTTAACGTGACCGGTAAAGCCACATTGAACGCCACGCCCAACAAATAAATGACTGTATACCGTGCGCCGCGATGGATAATAAATCCTTACGACCTTCCATTGGCTCAGGACTGCCAGCGAATAGACCGTCGGCCGGGCCACCGTGGATTTTTTGGCCTCTGTTTATTTCTCCTTGAAAGCAGTCAAACCGACTCAGAAAACCGGTTTTTGTTTCCTCATCCTTTTGTGAAATAGACTTGAAGTCTCTTTTATATATGGCAAGGTTTCCCCGCGATGACAAAGCAACTATCAACCATAATCAAAGAGGCTCGGGCGGATTACTCCATCACCGAGATGAACCAAATCATCACCTTGTGCCATCTATATGGCCGAGTGGAAGGATTCATCAATAGTGAAAACCTTCACCTCTTCAGACAGTACAGAAACACCAATTCAGTCGATGCCCAGCATCTAATTGACCAAGCCTTGAACTACTAAACCTAAACACACACACATAACATGAAAGAACAACTACCTATTAAAGAAACCGACCGAATCCTTAGTGAAGCACGAGCCATTGCAGCTAAATCCGCCACCGCAGAAGTTGAAATGGATTTGCTCATTTGCCGAGTGAAACAAGGCATTGCCGAGGCCAATCAATTGCTTGTTGATGTCCGAAAGGAGAAGGACAAAGCGCAAGGCATAAAACCTTTGCCAGAAGCGTGGAGCGCGGATGGCCTTTGCCCAATCAAGATTGACGCGCCCAATGAAGAACACCGCACCGAAAACCTAACTCTGTTCATGGTCGAATGGCTGGCGGGTTATGGCGACGTGAAACCTGAGATCATCTCTCTGGACACACTCAAAAACGAATGGGTGATGGAGGATTACATGGGAGACAATTGGGAAACCATCCTCACCGAATTAGTCTGTGGTGAAACGCATGACTGTAAGGTGATGGCTGAACACATTCGATTCACTAAAATCAAAAACGCTCAATAAAATATCATATCATGAAAGTTAAAAATCTAGAATACATCCTGAGCCAATGCCAACCAGACGCCAACGTGGTGTTGTCGGTTGAATTCAACAAAAACGAAATGGCCGAGCGCATGGCACAAGGCGAGACTCACATCATGGGAGACTGCCATCTCACCACAGACGATAATGGCGACTATGTAATCCTCACCGCTACCACAGCGCACGAAGACAACACCGCTACACCTTGGCCGTTCGCTAACATCTCGCCAGAAGTTGCGACCTACGCAGACAGTAAAGGGCTGGACTATATTGGCACGGGAGGAGGCTTTGACTACGTTATAAAAACCTTCGGCCCAGAATGTCCAGAGACACACACGGGCCAAGCCTTGGAGCTAGTCTTGGGCAACGCCAATGATGGTTGCCATCCTACGTCTCTAGATGGCGTGGCTACGGTTTCGCTCTACTACAAGAACGAAGGATGGTGGGCGGAGACTGCCGACGATTACGAGTATGGCATCATTGATTTCGAGACCACACGCGAAGCCATTGACTTCATGGCTGGTGTT